TCAGACGGTGCGGCCCATGTGGTGGCGCCCCGCCCTCACCCAAGCCTTCAGGGGGTCCTTCGCCCTGGGCTTCGTCACCGCTGGCGGACGGATTGGCGCCAGCGCTTCCTTGACCCGCTCCAGCTCCTTCGCCCCCGCCTCGGCCAGACGCCGGGCCTGCTGCAGCTGTTCGGGTGTCGGCGGCAGGCCAGGCAGCGGCGGTAGGGGTTCCCTCGGGGAGTCGTCCACCATCCGAGCCACAGCGGCTCGCAGCCGCATCTCTGGGTAGAGCCTGGCCGCGCACCACCGCTCGGCGTAGCGCTTGCCCTGGTCGACGCTCGCCGCCCATACATCCTTGGTCTGCCACATCTTCCGGGCATCGAGGTGCACGCGCACCCCGCGCTCCTTCGCCGGCGAAACCTGGGCGATCTGCCGGCCACTCCACCACAGCACCCAGGTGTCCCTCAGCTGGACCCAGCCGGAGGGTGGCGGTGCGGTACGGAAACCTTGATAGCCGTGCATGGGAAGCATGGCCGGGAGCATACGGCCGGGCGTCGCAGATTCTGCGAACGGCAGGGCAGCCTGACTGAACGGTTCGGCCGACGGCGCCGGCGCGGCGCTGCTCAGGCGCCTCCGGGTTGAGCTGCCTGCGGCCCCGGATCCGGCGAGACCAGCATCGCCGGCCTCCCCCGCCAACGCCATCAGGGAACCGCGCACCGCTCGCTCAGGTTTCGCCTATGCCGCCAGCCGGTGCTCGTAGAACGGGTGCCGCTTGTCGTCAAAGATCCGGTACAGCGCCCCCAGGTCGGCAGGATCAGGGTTCAGCCAGGCGTCGACGTGCTCGGGCTTGATGTTGATGATCGTCCGGTCGTGGCCGGCGGCGGCCACCTCGGGTTCCGGGTCGTCGGTGATCGCGGCGAACGACAGCAGATCCGGCTCCCTGCCGGCCGGGTCTACCCAGTGCGACCACAGGCAGGCCACCAGCATCGGCTCGCGCGTGCGCGGGGTGAACTGCACCACCTGGTTCTTGCCGTCCGGACCCTCCACGTTCTCGTAGAAGGTATCGACCACCATCAAGCCGTGGGTGTGGCCGAAGGCCGGCGCCCAGAACTTCTCCAGGCTGTCTCGGCGGGCGTTGTAGGTGCCGGGGAAACGCTGGTCGTAGTTGGCCGGCTTGCCGGCCAGTCGGCACTGATAGCGCATCGGCTTGATCGACAGCTTGCCGCCCTCGGAGACGATCACCGGGGCGTAGACACCGGGGAAGATCCGGCTGTCCCGGTCCTTGCCTTCGGACCGCTTCAGGTCGCCCAGCTTGCCCATGGCGCGCTCGATCTTGTTGCCGGCGATGCGCACGTCTTCCCGGGCCTTCTTCGTCTCCTTGGCCTGCAGCGCTCGCTCAGCATCGGCCAGGCGCTTCCGGTTGGCGAAAAGCTCCTGCTCCAGAATGGCGGCCTCGGCCTGGTTCCACTGCTGGATTTCGGACCAAACTGCCCGCTCTGCCGGGCTGGTGCCGGCACGGAACGCGTCATCCATCGCCTTCGGGGTCTTGGGCCGCTTCTTGCCAGGGTCGTGGGCGTAGAGCGCGGCGAACTCCTGCAGCGACACGGTGGCACCGGTCATGCGGACCAGCTTCTGGTAGGCGGCTTCGATTTGGGCGGAATAGCACATGGCCGCAATCTGGCCGCAGGCCGCGTTGTGGCAGCGTGATGGATGCGGCAGCAGTCAGTCCGCACCCAATCCAACGACAGAGGGGCTTTCGTGTCCAAGGCCGGATCCCGATGGCCACCCTGCCATCACGTCGTAGGCGTCCACGTCAGCCTGCGTCTGCAACTGCTCAATCGCCTCATGGTGCGCGCGCTCGGCGGTGAAGCAGGCCTGCACGTGAGCGGAGATGGCCAAGGCGATTCCCTGCAGCTCCGGCGCAGTCAGCTGCACCCATCCGCTGCGCGCCTTGAAGTCCACCGATTCCAGCCCACCCAGTTGGATCGCCGACAGAACGCCGCTGAGGCGGTTCTGGTCATCAAGCGCGGTGCCAACCTGCACGCCGCCGATCAGGATGCCACCCGTCTCGCGTTCCCAGCGCTCGGCCGTTGCGGCAGCAACCAGATCAGCCTTCAGTTGATCCAGCGACTTGACCGGCACCCACGGCAGCGGCGTGTTGTCATCTTCCAGCCAGAGTTCATAGTCATCCCAAAGTGGATTGCCACGTGGGATGTGTGCGCCGGTAGCGAGGCACAGAATGATGTTTGGATCTTCAGTTAGCTGGTACATAGTCAGAACTCCGAATTCGCCGCGTAGTGGAACCAACCACCAAAGGTGCCGGCGTTATTGGTCCAGTTGACTTCGCAGCCACCTTCGGCGATACCGCGAACGGTTGCGGTGCCCGTGCAATCCGCGTTATCCGACATAGTGACCTTGTTGGGGTTGCCGGACACGGCACCATAGACCGTAACGGCAGGCGCTACCCGCATCGTGACCGGGAATCGGACAGGATGTGCGGTGAAACTTGGCGAGTTGGCGCCGGAAATTTGGATACCCGTGGAGATGCGGCCCGGATCTGCATTGCCAGTCCCCGGCTTAGTGGCGAAGGCGTATGACTTGCTGAAATAGCGCTGGCAAAGCAGCAGCTCGTCGCCCACCGGGCGCCAATCAAAATCCGTCGCCTTGTCGCCACGTTCCATTTGCACTTGCGCCAACTCAAACAGACCGGTTTGCCCGATCAGCTGCCCACCGAACATGGTCGATCGGTCGTCAGCGTAGAAGAACGTCAGTAGCAAAGCGTTGTTGCCGCCCACAGACTTTCCGGCAATTGAAGGCACGTCAAAGGTGACCGTGTACTTTGTGAAATTCGTCGTGAGGGTGATGACGGAGCTAGCTTGCACCTCGACCATCGTAGAACCGCCAATGCCAAAATGCTGTTGGATCAGCAGGCCCACTTTCTTGCCAGCCACACCACTACGCATCCAGAAAGATACCGTGGCCTTTCCACCTGCGAACGTATGTACGCCTTCAATCCATTGCCCCACCCACGCCGACGAAACACCGGCCACCACGTTGAACCCGAGGAACCGGACGGAATCTGGAATCTCGCCGGGGGTTGTCGCCCCGAGCCCCCAATTGCTGGTAGCCCCAGCGCCTGCGGACGAACAGATCCAACGGTCCGCCGTGTACGCAGCTGTGTTGGTGATCGTGCCAGGGTTGCCGCGCTGGTAGATGTCGAAGTTGCCGTTGATGATTCGATTTTTGCCGAGCAGACGCAGACCGATAGCGGCATCAGCGTTGGCGCGCGCCGTTGCCTCAGCTTGCACGGCCGCGATGCGATCAGCGGTTTCCTGCGTGATCAGCGTGTGTTCCGCATCAATACGGGCACCGAGTGCGGCATCGGCTGCTGTGCGCGCGGCAATCTCGTTGTCCAAGCGCCCGCCTGTCTCTCCGCCGCCGGCCTCCAACACCACCAGGCGCGCCTCGGCATCCTGGAAGTTGTCGTTGCAGGTCGCAAACGCCGTGTAGGCGTCGTCGCCTGGACTGCCATCTGGCTGGATGGTCGTTTGATCGATGAGTTTCTGCGGCATGTGTGTTCCCTTTTGGAATTGCCCACGGCAAAGCAGGCCGAACTTGTCGGCCTGCGCTATGGGCTGTTTCAGTTTTCGACCGAGATCACCGCGAGACTTTGCGTGATGGTCTGCTGCTGGAAGGTGCCGGATGTGTGGGTCACGTCCTGGGCAGTGAAGCCAGAGATAACTGCGCGGTACTGCATCGTTTCAGAGCTAGGGCTGGTGTCGTTCACGGTGAACGATCCGCCCCAGTTGGACACGGCGCGATCCGCCCCGTCCGGCTCATTCATGATGTTCACCGAGCCCCCAACGTTGAGCACCTGCCACAGCGATTCGGCGTTGTTGCCGATCTTGCGGTAGATATCGACGCGTGCTGTGTTTTGCCCGGCACCGGCCACGAAGCCAGATGGACCCAGCGTGGTCTGAACCCGCTCGTGACGCCGGGTGAAGCTGACCGTCACTGTGCGCACGCGGCCGTTGGTTGCGAATGGACCGTTGACCAGCTCCGTACCGATGGTCTGCGTGGTCGTGGTCTGAACCGCGTTGCGCAGAATGCCGGCCGACAACTGGCCGCCGAAGTACGCACTGCCGTTCGCGTCCATCCACATCATGGCGTTGGTCTTCGATGCGGCGGCGGCGCCGACGTTTGGGCCGAAGTAGTCGATCAGGTTGTCACCGTTGGCACCGAAGCCAGGACCGATGATTCGCTGTGCCGCCCCTTTCCAGACGCGCAGGTATCCGTTACGCCACTCCATGCCCTCGGAAGCACCGTTGGGCGCGACGATCTCCATGCTGTTGGTCAGGAATCGCAGACTGACCACGTTGCCGTCGTTACCCAGCTCCATGCCGCCGACCAACGGGCCGTTGCCGGCATCAGCGATCAGATGCAGGAACGCCTTGGCCATCACTTGCGCCAGGCCACCCTCGGTCTGCACCACCCGGGCTTCCATGCCCTGAACGACTTGCGCGCTTGCCTTGCCGTCCACCTCGGCCTTGACCGACGTGAGCTGGCCAGTGACCGCTTCGATGCCCTGCTCGGTTACCTCAACCCTGGCGCTGATCTCCTCGACGTAATCGGCTGAGGCCTTGCCGTCCAGCTCGACCCCGAGGTGCTGGACCTGTACCGCCTGGGCCGCCTGCTCCGTGGCGATGACCTCGATTGATCTGGTTGCACTGGCCTCGAACTCGCCCAACTCGGCGCGCACCGATTCCACCTGCTTGGCGATGGCCTTATCGCCTTGGGCGATTACCGATTGCCACGTCTTGACGCCTGCGCGTACGGTGCGGTCTCCCGCGTTCCAGTCGCGGTCGCCGGCGTGCTTGTACGTCATCTGGGCTTCGAGCGACGAGGTTCTATCGCCGACTGCCCGGACACCGTCCTCCGTTTCCTCGACCCGTGCTGAGACGGCGTCCAGCGCCTCCGCAGAGGCCACAGCGCCGTCTCCTGCGGGCATCCTCGCGGACACCCGCCCGATGGCCTCAGCGTTGGCGCTATCGCCATCAGCGCGCGCTTGGCGTTCTTCCGTCACGCTCGCCTCGGTGGCCAGCGGCCCGTCACCCACCGGCATGCGCGCCTGCAGGATCTCGATTGCCGTTGCCGAAGCCTCATCAGCACTGACGCGTGCGTCCCGCTCTGCCGCGAACAAGCCGGTGGCGACCTGGGACAGGTCGGTCCCTTCGTAGTCGCCACGCAGCTGGGCAGCCAACGTTTCCCGCTTGCTCGCCTCGGCTACGTCACCCGCCACCCGTGCCCGTGCTTCCTCCTGCACCAGCGCCACGCCTGCACCCGGCGTCGGCCGGCCGACGGCCACCCAGTCCACCATGAAGTAGTTGGCCACCGCCTGCTCATCGCCGAACTGCAGGCGGACTGCATCCACCTCGCCCGGCCACCAGGCAATGTCCGCCACGTCGACCGTCGCCACACCATTGTCATCCCACAGGGGCTGAGGGATCGGCGCCCGCTTGTCCACGTCCCAGTTCTGGTCCTCGGCCGTGACCCACTGCAGGTAGCCGTTCCACACCGGCGCGCCCACTCGCTTCACGCGCAGCTTGGCGAACCGATAGGCGCTGCCGTCGATCTCCAACGCCGGCGGCGACTGCACCCATGGTGCCTCGGTGCCATTGGCCGGCCGCAGCCAGCCGTCGATCACAGTGGGATCGGACCCGTTGCCGGTCCAGCCCTCGGCCGTGGTGTCGAAGTACCAGATTTTCCGGCTATCAAACTGCGTGCCGCTGCCGGCCACGATCTCCGACAGCGCGCGCGACAGCGATTCAACGTCGCTCTGGCGGGTTTCGGCCTCCAGCGTGATGGCGGCCTCGCGCGCCAGTCGTTCGTTGAGGTCGCCGTCTGCTCGGTGCTGCGCCTCCTGGGTGATTGCTTCCATGGCGTCCGACACGCCCTGCTGCCGCAGCGCCGCCTCGGCCAGCAGATCGCGTGCAGCATCGGCCAGCCCGTCGGCCCGGGCAGAGGCCTCGATTGCGTCCCCCTCAATGCGGTCGGCAATCTCCTTGGCCAACCGCTGCTGCTGCTCGATCAGGTCGTTCGTGGTCGGCGACGGCGTGGCCTCCACCACGGAACCAGAGCCCGGCTTTCCGCGCACGGTTGGGGTGATCCGAAACCACCACTTCATGCCGCTGCCGTCGCTGTAGAGGTAGCGGGTTTCGACGGTCCGGTAAATCTCCGTCCACGGCCCCTGCGGGCTCGGCCCGCGCTCGATCACGTAGATCACCCCGGCCTGGTCGACCGGGTTCCATTCGATCAGCACACCATCGGCCACGGGGTTGGGGACAACCCCGTCCACCGGCGGCACCTCCGGCGGCCGATAGGCCACCGGGAACCAGGTCGAGTAGCGCGGTGCCGGCGGAGACGGGGACGGCAGCGCGCCCACGCCGATTTCCACCAGCGTGAGTTTCCTTTGCAGCATCGCAATACCTCAGATCGCGTTGAGCGCTTTGCGCAGGTCGGCACTACTGGACTTGCGGACGCCCTGGGTGGTGGTGGCCAGCAGATCCCGCAGCAGCTGGTTCTGCTCGGTGAGCAGCGCATTGCCCTGCTGCACTGCTGTGGTGGTCTGCGATTGCGCGTCCTTGTTCACCACCAGGTCGAACACGGCACGGCTGAAGTTGTCCGGCAGCGCTTCGATTGCATCGGCCAGTTGGCCCATGCTCGTGCCGTCCTCCTTGTCCAGGTCGCCCACCTTCATGCCGTCGATCAGGCCGGTTACCTGGTCGTACAGGCCGTTGTAGTCTTTGCCGCTGGCATACAGATTGCGACCGAAGCCCAGTGCCGCCTGGGCAGCCGACTGAGCGGCGCTGGTGTCGCCACCGGCCACTGCCCGCTGCAGCTCCTTCATCGCCTCGCCCAGCTTCTCTTGGTCCGTCAGCGGCGACAGGTCGCTGATCGACAGGCCGTACTGCATGGCCTTCTTGTCCTTGTCGATCTGCGCCTGCAACTTGCCCATGTTCATCGCCCGCAGGGCTTCGATCTTGGCCAAGTCCTCAGCGCGAGCACCGGACAGGCCCAGTGCCTTGGCGTAGTCGTTGGCCGACTTCACCTGCTGGCGGTAGGTGCGCTCGATGGTCAGCGCCTGCTGCTGGTAGCTCGACAGGTCGCCGGTCATCAGCTGCGTGGAAACGTCCGCCATCAGCGTGGCGTAGTTCCCCAGCAGCCCCGTCACCTTCTGGACCTGTGTGGCCAAGTCGGTGCCGGCAACGCTGGCCAGGTCCTGGAAGTAGTCAACGGCCTTGTTGACCTTCTCCACTTCCATGCCGCTGAGGGCGCGGCCCAACTCGTCGGCGTTGCCCACCGCCAGTGCAATGGAAGCACTGAGGGCCGAGAACACATCCGACGCTTCGAAGTAGCCATCCAGCTGGCCGCCGAACCCTGCCGCACGTACTGCCTCGGTAAACAGGCGATCCGTCATGTCGGCCAGGTAGGCCTCCAGCTGTGCCTTCGCCTCTGCCGAATCCGCCGACAGTTGCATTTTGCCCAGCGACACCTTCACCCCGGCCAGTTGCCCGGAGAGATCCACGCCCAGCTGCTTGGCCAGGTCTGTGGCTGCGCCGCGCACCTGGCGAGCTGCCATGTCGAACGTGCGATCTATGCCCGGATCCAGCGCCCCGTACTGCGTCCACTTCTTGTCGCTGCGGAACAGGCCGCCCTTGGCCTTGATATCGGCGTAGGACTGGCCGTTGAAGCCACCGAACCCGTAATCGCCCGTAATGCCCTGCCCGGTAACCTTGGGCGCGCTGCGGCCGAACAACTTGGCGTGGATGCTGGAACCCGACAGGATGGATGCCGTCTTGTCGTTGAAGCCCAGTCCACGGAACCCCTTATCCGCGAGCCCAACGGCGCCGGCCGTTGCAATCTTGCCGGCCCAGCTCTCGCCGTTGGCAATGTCCCAGCCCTGATCGAACAGCTCGGCATTCTTCATCATGCCGGCGACGATCCAGCCGATGATCGGCACCGCGGCGGCGGCCGTCGATGCGGCACCGGCACCAGCTACTGCGGTTCCGCTCGCTGCGGAAGCGCCGCCGCCGGCAAAGGCTGCGACGTTGTTGCCGAACCCTGCGAGGCTGCCGGCACTGATCCCGCTGCTGGCCGCACCCGCGCCAGCGCTGAACAACCCCTGCCCCTTCGACAGCAGGCCGGCGATGTTGCTCAGGTTCTTGCCACCTGCGGCCGATCCGTTGCCGCCGAACAGACCCATGAGGCTGTCCAGGCTGAAGCCTCCACCCTGTCCACTGATTCCGTTCATGATCTGCGTCTGGATCGGAATAATCAGCTTCTGCTTCGCGATCTCAGCAATCATGTCGCGTAGCCCGCGCTTCGCCGCGTTCTTCAAGCCATCCCACAGATCATCGAACTTGCGCAACCCATCCACGGCAAAGTCGGCAAACGCATCGACACCGTCGGCCAAGCCAGAGACGACTATGTTGGCCAGCGCCTCGACGTGCGCTGCGGATTCCTCAACCTGCAGGGACAGTTCCGCAGCAGCTGCCGCCGCCGCCAGCACGGACCGCTCGTACTCCTCGTAACTGGCTGCCCCCTTGGCCAGCGCCAGTGCCTCCTTGCTACCGGCTGCCTCGACTGCCTTTTGCAGCTCGTCGCGCATGTCCTTCTCGTTCACAAGCTGCCGGCGATACAACTCACGGGCTCGCCCCACCTTGCCCAGCATGACCAGCTCGGTATCAAACGTTGCCAGCAACTGCTCAGGACCAGCCATGGCCTTTTCCACTTCCGCCGCAACCTTGGCGTACTCCATGGCGCTCTGGCCCATGAGCACGTTGGCGTCGGCCTGGGCAATGTTGCCCTTGGCCAGCAGATCGTTGTACTCAGCCATGTTGCCAAGGTGTTTGGCCATGGCCTCGGCCAGCGGCCCCTCCATGGCGCCGGCGGCCTCTTGTGCCTGCTGCCGGTAGCGCGCGATTTCGTCGGCGCGACGCCTTGCCTCGCTGTCTGACCTTGCCTTGCCTGCTTTGTCGATGTTCCCGGTAGGTCTGTAGCCCACGCCATTGGGCTTAAGCACCGACTCCGGCAGCATCTGCCCGTTGTCGATGATGGTAACTTCCTTCGCGAGATCAGCGATGCGGCGGCGACGCAATGCCTCGTCAATCTTGGCAATTTCGCCCTCCGCCTTTCGCGCCGCCTCATCCCAGCCCTTCGCGTTCTCTTCGCTGTTGGTGTTGAGGACCAATGGGCCTTCCCACCAGCGAGCCTTACCGGCGCGAGCCCTCGCTGCCACGTCACGGGCGCCGGCAGCATTTGCTTCCTGCTGCATCCGCTCCTCAATGAGCGCGCCTTGGCCGCGCTGGTCGCGGGGCTTGAAGGCATCGGCGGCAATCTTTGAAAGGTTGCCGATCATGGCAGCCGCTTCGGCAGCCTTGGTAGTTATCGCAACCAGGCCTTCCACAATGTTGCCAAAGCCCTGGCGAAAGCCAGGATCGTTCAGCAATTCGGCAAGATCGGAGAGGGCAGGCAGTGCTTGGTCAGCCACGCTTATCTTCAGCCCCTGAACCGCCAAATCGGCTTCCATGCTGACTTTGCGCAGACGCTCGGTTGCCTTGCTGGTCTTTCCATCAATGATCGCTCCCGCGGCCTCAGCCGCGTCACCCCACTGCTTGAAACCTGCGCCATTGCCCCGCAAAAGAGGAATCAGTGCTGAGGCGTCACTCGCGATAGCCTCAAGATAAAAGGTCATCTCCGACTGCGAGAGGTTGGCTCGTTCCAGGCTGTTGAAATACAGCCCGAGCGCGTCCGGCCCGGACAGCTTCCGCATCTGCTCAGCAGTAACGCCGGTCCGTTTCGCGATGTTGTCGAAGAAATCCGCCATGGCGCCGCCGCCAGTCTGGATGTAGTCGCCGATCTTGTCTTGCACGTCCTTGAAGATATCGGCCAACTTTTCATGGCTCACCCCCACTGTATTGGCGCCAGCTGCCATCCGCTGGAACACCTGGGCGTTTGTTCCGGACAGCACCGCGAGGCGATCATACTCAACGCTGAGCTGCGCAACCTGGCGGGTCCACTGAACGGCCGCAGTACCCGCTGCAGCAAGGCCGGCCGAAATCGCCACACCAATCGCGGTGCCAGCGCGCCTCGCCGATGCCTGCATGCCTTGCATTCGCTGCTCAAACTGCCGAGCAGCTTTCCCACTATCGCGCTCGAAAGAGCCCGTTTTCATCAGCAGATCGATGGTGAGGGTGTAGAGAGACATCGCGGCTCCAGAAACTAGAAAGCCCCGCTCATGGCGGGACTCTTGGTGGCTGCCGGTGGATCCGGCTTTTCTACGCGCGCCCTCCGATAGATGAGGGTCGTGAGGCTTCTCGGTCAGGCAGGCACTTCTTCAAACTCCATGTAACCCGTGAAGTACTGCCGGCTGATGTTCTCCGCGCTCGGCAGCTGAGTCGGGTAGCCATACAGCGCGGATCGCGCCGCCAGCCTGGGGTCCAGCTCCTTTGTTGCCATGTCCCTGTACTGGGGGACCACGCAGGAACGGCGTCGCCCAGCCAGCGCCGCAGCGACGGTCTCCCAATCGACACCGGCCAGCCCGCCGCCACGAACAACGTCGGTTGCCCGACCCGAGAAGGTGCAGGTCAGGCGGCGGTACACCACGCCGGGAACGGTGTTGACCTGCCCCCCCTTCGTTCGCGTGTGAGCGCTCGTGTCGATTGGTGCAACTCCCCATCCGTCGCTGATACCTACGTCGACAGCCTGGAAGATCGCAATCTCGCCGATATCGACGTTGGTCACGTTGGTGTCGATCTCCACCGACACGGTCGCAAGCGGCACCTGCGCCTGTGGAAATAGCCACGCGCACACGGTGCCGTCAGGGAGCCGCGTGGTTGTGCCCACTGCGCCTGCAGCACGAACCTCAATGCCAGGAGGGACATTCAGACCCAGCACTGCCACGATCCCAGGTACGACAGCCTGAGCAAGCGTGACAGTGACCGACAGCGGCCCCGTCCTGCGGATCCGACTGGCGCGACCAGGCTTGCCGTCAAAAAGAGCCGAGCCCTGATCGCTGCTGAGCCATGTCCCGCCAGCCAGCGCCACGGTCACCGCAGCCGGCATTCCAAATCCGATAAGCACGTTCTCATCCCCACAAGGTCAGCACCACATCACCCGTGGCTGGGTTTCGCTCGACTCGGCGCACCATCACCGGTTTCCCGTCGGCCAGGCCGTAACGGCCGTAGGACAGCCGGCCAATCTGCCCGGGCAGCGGCGCAAGCTGCTGATCGCCGCGGACGGTGACCTGGTAGAAGAAGCGCTGCCGCTGGTAGATCGCCACAACCCGGTCGATTTCGGCCTGCGCGTCGGCGGCCCGCCAGAACAGCGAGATCACCGGATCTGCTGCCTCGGCCCGGCGGTAGTGAGCGTCCAGCGGCCCAGCCGCGAACACCTGGCCGCGATACAAGGCGGTCAGTTCGTCACGCCGCGCCTGCGGAACGTCGACCACGTCGGTGACCAGGTCCGACGCACCCAAGGCCTGGGCATTCGGCCTGTAGGCCATGCGGCGGGTCAGATTGGGAGCTTCGTCAGGTACGCCCACCAGGTCGCTGGCCAAATCGTCGTCGGTCAGCTCGAACGCCGGCAGGCCCTCGTAGCTCTCGGGCGCCACTACTCGAACGAAGCGCAGCACGCCCGTGGCATCCTGGTAGCACCCGGCTCCATAGCTGGGCAAGATCGCGTTGAGTGCATCGCGGCCGGTAATCGAGGTCCCTGCGTAGTACCCGACCCCCGCATAGCCGGTAGCGGCGTCGATGGCTGCGCAGTCGACCGCTGACCATGCCCCCATGCCCAACCGCCCCATGATCTCGGCGACGGCTGCAGACAGCGTTGCGGGCGCCATTCCGGCCCCCACGCTGGACAGGTCCACCACCACAGGCGTCACCGGTGGAGACTTCATCAGCAGTTGCTGGTGATCCGGCGCAACTTCAAACGTCCCCGGTTCCATCAGGTCGCCGCGATCCATAACCGCATCGACGTAGACCGGGCCATCGGCCAGGAACATGGAGGTGGCATCCGAATTGCCGCCGGCGGCCGGCACGCTCGCCACGGCGCCGATCACGACCGGCTGCGGCTTCCATGCCAGTGACGCGACATTGGGCAGGAAGACGCCGCGGTTGATGGGCTGGGCCAGATAGTCGTGCGCGTCCCGCAGATGGAGGGTCTTGCTGCCGTCGTCGTTGATCTCGATCTGATCGATTGCGCAACGGAACACCGGCGCCGCGTCGGCGAGCATGGCGGTTTCATCAACCAGCAGGATCTGTACCGAGGCACCCGAGCCGCCCGAGAGCGCGAGACCGTCAAGCATGCCGTCGGCATCAGCCACCACGCACTCAGCAGCTGCCGTTTGCGATACGGGGTCACCTCCCCACGGCCAGAAACTCAATTCCTGCACCAGGTTCACGCCCTCGGCCACCAACCCTTCGTAGCGGGCATTTGCGGGGCTATCGCCCGGTGCCGAAAGCCAGTCGGCATCGGCCAGGCGAGTGGCAGCGGCTTGTGCCTGATCCAGCCGCCACCCGGCAATCGCTGCATCACTGCGCGCCCCCCACTGCCCGGCGTTGACCGCCAGGCACAGGCCACCCGCTTTCGTGGCCGCGAGAGACGCCGCAAAGTAGAGCGGCCCCGCCAGCAGCAAATCACGCTGATGAACCATCGCCCCATTTAGGTAGAGCTGCAGGCGAGACGGGCCACCAAACACCACACGTAGCCCGACAATATCGCCCTTGGCCACCGTCGGCAGGCCAGTGGCAATGGCGCCGATCCCTTGCACTAGCCGACCGGTCGCCAGCTCCCACCCGATACCGGCACCGTTAGAGCCTAGCGACTCGTTGAGCGGCGCGGCATCGTTCACAAACCCGACTACTGCCGCCAGATCGTCATCACCCCACGCGGCGAACTCGACGCCTACAGTTCCGCTCGTGAGCGCGAAGTCGGACCGCGCGCACCTGCGCGCGTCGGTGGCTGCGGTAGTTGCGAGAGTAAGCCCTCCGTCGCGAGCTGCGAGCAGGGGTCCAATGGGGAGCGCTGCGAAGCGCCCGAAGGTGTCAGCCATGGGTCATCCAAGGGAATCGAACCAGTCCTGCGCCTCGTCGTCGTCAGAGCGAGGCACCAGGGCGTCTAGGAAATGCTGCATGCCGCGCTTGGTTCCGCCTTGGCTGTGTGCAGCTGTGATGTACGCGATGAATGCCGCAGGCTTCTGGTGGATGCTGACTGGGTCGATGGGGTTGCGCTTGTGGAACTCCCACCACCACAGGAACTCCCGGCGCGACATGGTGGATCGCAACTCCGCCACCGTGCGATGCAGATGCCCGGCGAGGACATGCCAGAACCAATCTTCGCCGCGCTGCCTTAGCCGTTTCCCGCTTCTTCCCGCAAGGCGTCAGCGTCACTACCGAAGCCTGCGTGCTTGAGCACAATCGCCTGCAGACTTGCCGCCACCTTCGGCTTCAGCTCGCCGGCCTGCTTTTCAGTGAGTACACGCTTGCCGCTCTCATCGCAGATCGTGGCCGCGATCAGCTTCGCACGGTCGGCGGTGCTCCACAGCTGGCGGAACTCGGTATCTGGCAGCGCGCGCACGAAGAACTCCGCCTTGGTGCCGTCCGGCAGTTCGATGGTGTCCGGCTGCACGTCCTTTGCGGCGAACATGCCGGCGCTGGTGAACGCCTGAAGGATGCTCACCGTTCCTGCCAGGGCTTCGTTGCTGTCGTTGGTCTTGCTCATTGGCCGTTTCCTTGAATGGCGACAGGGCGCGCGGGCCGCGCACGGCTAACACGCGGAGGATCCGCGCGCCCTGCCAAAGAGAAGGCCCACCGAAGTGGGCCGAAAGAGAGAGCGCCGTTGTTGCCGTCAGGGCGTCGGGCGGTGCGTTTCGACTGCGCCGGAGCCACGGATGGTCAGCGTGGCCTTCCACACATCGTTGTCGGCCACCGTCACAGCGAAGTTCTGCACGAAGCCGTTGAACTGCTTCGACACAACCGTCGTCGGCGGGGTGATGACACCATCGACCGCCACCGGCTTGGCCGCGCCCGCCGTTTCGCTGGCCGGCGCAGTGACCAGGAAGTTGACCACCGCGCCAGTGCGATGCAGTTCCTCCAGCGCCTCGGAATCGACGGAGTCATAGATCACCTCGATGCTCGTGCTGCCGGTCGCCTTGCGGCCAGCGACGAACTGATCCCAGTCGTCATCGAAGTCCGAGATATCGATTTCCGAGGCCTGGCCGTCAGGGAAGCCGACCGAACGGACACGGGTCACCTTGATGACCTCCGCCGCGCCGATGGCGATGAACAGCTGGGTGTGCTTGGACTTCAGTACCTGTCCCATTGGGTTTTCCTTGCGTTGTGCCCGTCGCCGGGTATGAAAAAAGCCCCTTGCGGGGCCGATGGATTGCCGTTGAGTTGGTCAGCGAAGCTGCAGCAGTCGAGCGTCGAAGGAGATGCCAAACGCCCCTGTATCGTCGTCATCGGGCGGAGGGTTGTAAGACTCGATGCTTCCGACTGTCTCCACAGCGTCGCGAACTGCCACCGCAGCAGCGTTGGCTTTGGACGTCGATTTCCCCCACACCGTCAACCGGACGCGCCAGCCATCGGCGGGCGGTCGCTCGGAAAGCAGGTTGGTTGGTGAGCCGCCCACAACATCCCACGTGGCGTAAGGCAATGCGGTGTCCTGCGGCGCCGTAGAGGGGAAAACACGGACGGGATCACCAAACAGACTCCGCACGGCCTCGTCGCCCTGCAGCAGCTGCTGGATAAGCGGCACCATCATTTCCACCCCCTTGCCTTCATTACCCGGTCGATAGACGCGCGGGTCTGGTCGACAATCAGCTGCGCCGCCTGGGGCCCGTTTGCCTCGGCGGCTGGCGTCAGGAACGGCTTTGCCGCCATCTTCTTCGTGCCAAATTCCAGATACCGCCAGTAGCTGGCCCAGCCTGCCTGCACGTAGACCTTGCCAACCCGGCGCTGCCGGCGGTTCCTCTTGGTGTTTGCATACTTGGCGCGTTTGCCAGTTTTGACGCCAACGGTGAAATACTCGCCACCCGGCCCAACGCCGGCCTTGTTCCGATTGCGCGCATTGGCCCTGCGCACCACGATCTGCGTGGCCAAGAAGCCGCTGGCACGCGGCACTCGCGCGCGTGCCGCGTCGCGGATCAGATTGCCGCCCCGACGCAGTGCGGTCTGCAGTGGCTTTCCCTGCAGCTCTACCGGCAATGCCTTCAGCGACGACAGAAGCCCGTCAAGGCCGTGGATCTCGATCTGCTCAGCCATCGGAGATCCCCGCGTCTACCATCAAGGTGATGTGCCCCCGCGCCGTGGGATCAGGCAGGACGGCACGGATCGCGTAGTACTGGCCGTCAAACACAGCGCGCATTGTGTTCAGCACACCAGGCAGATAGGGAATCTCCATGCGAGCTGTGACCTGGCCATGCTCAGCCGATGCAGCAACGAACTCGCGCCCTGAAAGTGGGACCACCTCGGCCGGTACGTCTGCCTGCCAGTCCACCCATTCCACCTCATCGCCTCCAAGCGGATCCCGCACGGGTTCTTGAATCTGCAAGGCAATGCGATGGCGATACTTTCCTGCCCGCCTCATGGCAGCACCCGACGGTATGGGAACATCAGGCGATCCACGGTTGGATTCTCGACACAGGTCGCACCCACCACCAATCCTTCGCGATTGGCGTAGAGGTCGCCCAGCGTCAGCAAGATCGCGGCCCGCAACGGCCCTGGCATTGGTCCGGGGGTGGTGGTGAAGAGAACCGGATACTCGCCGGCAGCGCTCGTCACCGTCGCCGGCTCAATGGGGAGAGGCGATTGCCGCTGTCCCACTGGCGTCCATTCGTAGGAAGCCTCCACCAACGCATAGCCGGTATTGCGCTCCACGGACTCGCGAGCAGCGGCAATGAACGCCCCGATCAGGGCGTCGTCGGCGTCATGGATCACGACAAGATGCGCCTTCGCTTCACTCAGCGACACAGGCTCCTCGGTCGCCGGGCTCACCATGCGCAGCATGGGCTACTCCTCCGGCGTTGCCGCCTTGATCGCGTTGGGATGGGTGTCGATCAGCCCGCCCAGGCGCAGCGCCTCGGCGTGGGCCGCATCGACTTGGATTACCTGGCCGACTTTGCCCAAGTGGTTGTCGCTGAGCACCAGAGCCGGCACTGTCTCACGCTCCGATGGCTGCGGCGGCTGGTGCGGCGGCGACGCGGCGCTCTCTGCTTCGGCCGCGCCGTTGTCTTCGCCCACGCCGTCGGCAATCTGTCCGGGCTCACGGGCGACCACCTCGGCGCCCCCGGCAACCGGCAGTTCAGCATCGCCGGTCAGTTCTGCGGTTTCTTCACCGGTAGCCGCACCGGCATCAACGACTGCCGGTACTGTGACCGCCGCGCCGTCTTCATCCACACCGTCGGCCACCTGGCCGGGCTCACTGGTGACCACCTCGGCGCCCCCGGCAACCGGCAGTTCAGCATCGCCGGTCAGTTCTTCGGGCTTCTCACCGGTGGCCGCGCCAGCATCAACGACTACCGGGGCCGTGACGGGCGCGCCAGCCTCGGCCGCGACAACTGGCGCAACCCGCGTTGCGGTGTTCTTCTGCTTTGCCATGATCGTCTCCGAGGGACGCCCCACGCGGGGCGCCCCTCCGTTCGTGGTCCGGGCACTTAGGCCGCGGCGCCGTGCTTGAAGGTCTTCAGCGCTCCGCCCACATCAACCAGGTTGCCGCCGGAGCGCATCCACGCCATGAAGCCCACCTGTCCCTTCTTGACGTAGGCCGAGTCGTTGAAGCGGAACAGGGTCACCGCCATCACGTCGCGGATCTTGTAGTAGCTGAAGTCGCCGAACGCGATCGAAGTTGCCCCGGCTGCCGGCGCCGGGGCGTGCTGGTTGATCTGGATATCGCGGTTGAGCAGGCGATCCGGCGCACCGCCCGGGTTGCCCTGCTCGTAGCCCGGTACGAAGATCGGCCGGCCCTGGTCGTCCTTCACCTTGCGAATCAGCTTGAGCATGTCGTCGTGGAACATCCACTTCGCCAGCGCGCGATAGGCCGGGTCGACGCTGTGCTCCAGATCCACCAGGTCGTCATAGGTGATGATCGGGAGAGCCGACGCGGAACCGATCTTGCCAACCGAGGCCGCAGTGAAAGCACCCATCGGCTGACCGACGCCGCTGCCGACGGTGTAGTTGCGATTGGTGATGCGGCCCAGGCGGGTCTGCAGCCGCTTCTCGATGAAGCCGGCAATATCGGCGGTGCTGTCCTGCAGCAGCTCCCACGGCACGGTCACCACCTTGGAGCTGTACTTGTAGACCTGCAGGCCCTTGGTGCCGAAAGCCACATCCTGGTCAGTCGCAGACTGATTCTCGGCCACCAACTCGCCCTCTTCCGAGGTGCCGTCGCTGGTCGGGTACTGCATCGGCTCGCCGCCGGCGGTGCTGAACACGTCGGCCACCTGACGCATGCCGCCGTAGGCCTTGAGCGATTCCAGGATCTGCTCGGCCAGCGTGGTCGGCACGGTGTAGCCGCCCTGCTCCGGGTTGACGGCCGGGTTGCCCGACATTGCCGCGTTGACCTGCTTCCAGTCCTCTGCGTTCAGGGCGCCGTCACCACCGCGGGCCCAGCGGTCGAACAGCCGCATTTCGTTGGACAGCTCCCGGCCACCACGGGTCGCCGAGGTGGAGTGCTCGCGCACGCCCTGTTCGCGCAGTGCCTCGTCGGCCGTCAGGTCCATGACCTTCTGGTGGCGCTCGATAGCCGCATCGATTCGCTCGATCTCGCCGACGTTCTCGTCGTACTTCTTCTGGTTTTCCGGGGTCCACTTGTTGCCGTCACCGGTGCTGGTGTCCAGCAGGTTGCGGGTTTCCTTTGCCAGCGCGGTACGGCGCTCCCGCTCGGCCTGAATGTTGAAGGGCATTGGCTATTTCCTCTGGTCGAAAAAAAACCGCCTTTCGGCGGTCGGAGTAACTGCGGGCGGGAGTCGCTTACGCAGCGGAGCGTTCCAGCAGCGCCAGACGGCGCGACAGGTTGGCTTTGTGGGCCGCGGCGGCTGCGCCGTCGTCGGGTTCGGTCTTGCGATTGGCCAGCGCGGCCGGAGCGTTGTCGTATGCGGAAAGATCCCAGGTGTTGGATGCCTTCTTCTTGCCCACGATCTCCACCACCTCGTCTGCGAAGCCGTGTTCCTTGGCCTCGTCAGCCGTGAACCAGGTCTCTTCGTCCATCCACTGGACGATCTGCGCCTGATCCTTGCCGGTGCGGCGGGTGTAGTCACCAGCCAGGCCGGCATCGATCTTGGCCAGCAGCTCGCCAGTCTTGGTCATGTCTGCCTTGTTGCCGACTGTGATTGTCCACGCGTTGTGGATCATGAACCCGGCGCCTTGGCTGATCTCGACCTTGTCGCATGCCATGCAAACCCCCGTCATAGCCGAGGCGGCCAAGCCATCGATGTGGGCAATAACCGTTGCCTTGTGCTGGGCAATGGCGGTCATCATCGAACGTGCCGCGAACACGTCGCCGCCGGGCGAGTCAATGCGCAGGTGGATCACGTCCGCGTCAATGCCCGCCATGGCCTGGGCGAACATCGTTTCGTCAATGTCGCCCCACCACCCACCGATAACGCCGTGCAGGTAGATGGTTGCCTCTTTGCCGTCCGCCTCGGCGCGGATCGGCCGGGACTGGCCTGCATTGTTCTTGGCCAGCTGCAGCAGCTTAGGAATCGGCATCGTCAGGGTTCCTTTCAGGGTCGTCGCCGCTGGGCTTCGCCGGTGGCGCAGGATCTTTCGGTTTGTAAAGCTCGTCGCCACCCTCGATGGGAGGCAGGTTCTTGAGGCGGCGGACTTCGTTCACGACCATCCAGCCTGTCGTTCCGGGGCCGCCCAGCGCCTTGCTGAAGTACTCAGCCTGCGTTTTCGAGTCACCGGCCATGAACATGTCAACGTTGTGCTCAACGAAGTAGCGCGGCGTGCGGAACAGCTTGCGGTTCAGCTCATCCTTGATCCGTTTCAGGTGCGGACCCAGCGTGTACTTCACGAAGCCGATGCCCATGCTCTCGATGCCGCTGCCCCAGCTGGTGGACTTGGTCGTCTCGCCGATCATGTGAGGCGGAACACCGAATGCGCGAGCCACGTCGATGACCTGCCATTGCCGGGACTCCAGCAGCTGCTGGTCGACGGCGGACATGGTCAGCTCCTTGATATCGAGCCCTTCCGTCAGGATCAGAGGTATGCGGCGGTTGCCCTGCGTGCCTCCGTACTTCTTGACCCAGGCATCGCGGAAGTCATCCTGCATCGCCTGGTTCATTTTGTTGGTCGCTGTGATGGCCACCTCCGGTTTACCGCCCTCGCTGAAGAACTTGCCGGCATGCTCATCCCCTTGGATGGCAATGCCGATGCCGTTCCGAGCACCCCACTGGATCACCGACATCCCGTGCACGCCGTTGAATCCGAAGCCGGGGAAATGGAGCACGTCGTCCTGGTCAACGGTGAAGTACCCGTCCACGTCGTGGAACGTGTACTGCAGGCGCGTCGGTTCACGTGGGCTGGTCTTGTCCTGCTTGAGAATCATCACTCTGTCGCGGGGCCAGGGAATCAACCCCGTCGCCACGCCGGCGCGGTTGCGCGTCATATACGCGACGCCATCACCGCGCAGCAGCATTTGGCCGACGATGAACTCCCAGCCGGTGGCGCTTGACCAACCGGAGGAGAACTGTTCGTTCAGCAGCCACCAGTAGTCGTGCTCAGCCCGCTTGCGGTGCCCATCCACCCGCTCGAAGACGGGCAGCGGTAGCTGCGCTATCGCACCTGCCAGCAACGAAACGGCGGCGAACACCGCAGAGACCCGCATCGCAGATTCCGGGCTGACCACCGCTCCAGAGGCGGTCGTCGGGTTCCCGAACACCTCGAACATTGCCGGGCTGGAGGATTGGATCACCTCGCCGTCGACCAGGTTGCTGATCGTCGGCTCGATACGGTCGCGGGCATCAGCCCGCCGGTTCTTCTCGAATAGTCCGAACATCAGTCGATCACCACGAAGCCTTGTTGGGTTGTGCCGGTGTCCCGCGCCTGCATGGCGCGGCCCATGGCCATGATTAGCGCCACCGCGCCGTCGATCTTGCTCTCCATCTTTTCCTTGCGCGGGTAGACGTGCTCCTTCGCGTCCAGGCGCGCAACCACGTTGCCCATCATCCATGTCATCGCCGCGTTGCCGTCGTGCCACAAGCGACGTGAGAGGATCAGCGCTTCCACTTCCTTCATCGGCTCTGACAGATTGCGCACGGACTGTGCCATCTCGACCACCGGCAGGCTTTCCTGCTCCAGCCTCGTCATGAGGTACGCCGCCTGGGCCGGATCGAACGCGATATCCCGAACGTCGATGCCCCGCGCGGCAAGCTCCTTCAGCTCTTCTTCGATGAAGGCGTAGTCGGTCATGTTGCCGGGGGTGGACACGATCAGCTCGTCCAGCAGGAAATGCTGGTACTTCTCGCTATCCTCCACGGCCGACTCCGGCACGTAGAACCTTGGGATGACGTAGTAGCTGTCGTCCTTCTCGAACAGCATCACGACCGCGGCCACGTCCAGCTTCGAAGCCAGGTCAACGCCGACCCAGCACGGGCACCCGGCGAAGTCGTCAATCTCAAACGCCCGCTTCTGCCGCTGCCACGCCAGCATGTTCATCCACGCGAGCTTGGCCCCCACCCAGTCGTTCAAGTGCTTGGTGCGGAAAGCGCTCTGCTTGCTCGCTGACCGCTTTGCCTTGGCCAGCTGATCGAGCAGGAACTGCTCGAACACAGACACGCCGTAGTTGGGGTTAGCTTTGCGCAGGCTCGCCGGGTCGTCCCAACGGTCGCCCTCATCGATGCAGTAGATCGCGGCGAAAACCGTTTCGTCGGTGACCTCGCCGCGCAGGATGCGTATCGCATCGCCCCGCATTTCGAAGCAAGGGCCGGATAGATTGGTGCCGGCTGTGGTGATGATCGACAGCAGGGGCTGCTCGCGCGCGCCCATGCCCGTTTCCATCGCATCGACCATGTGGTCGTCGTCGTGCTCGTGGTACTCGTCCACGAGCGCAGCATGCGGGCTCGAACCGTCGCCCGGCTTGCCGATCATCGTCTCGAACTTCGACATGTCCTCCATGACGAAGAGCGGGCCGGGGTTCTTCGGGTTGCCAGCCTGCTCAATGCCGAAGCGCGAGCGCAGCGCCGGCAGTTTCTGGACCATCTGCCAGGCCGGCCGAAACACCTCGAAGGCCTGTTTCTCGCTGGTGGCGCCTGAGTAGACCTCGGCCCCTGCCTCGCCGTCTGCGCAGAACAAGTAAAGGCCACGGGCAGCCAGGCGAAGCGACTTGCCGTTTTTGCGCGGGATCTCCTCGTAGGCACGTCGGAAGCGCCGATGCCCCGTCTTCTTGTGGACCCAGCCGAACAAATTGCACTCAATGAAGCGCTGCCAGGGCTCAAGCACCAGCAGCCGTTTCTGCGCCGCCCACTTTCCCTTGGTGTGCGGCATCTTCTCCATGAAGCGCACCGCACGGTCTGCCTTCTCGGCGTCGTACTTGTAGGGCCAGTCGGCCCCCTTTCGCTTCAGGTCATCGAGGAACCGCTGGCAGGCCAACCGGATGAACTCGTTGGCAATGATCTTTCCCGCCGTCACGCCCTTGGCGTAGGCCTTGGCTGATTCGGTGGGGGTCATGGATCAGAACTCGTCGAATGGGTTGCCCTCCGGGGTCTTCTCGGTCCCCAGCTTCTGACGGTCCGCCGGGGTCAGGCCCAAGCGCGCCAGGCAGCCGATCAGGTGGGAGTACTTGGCCGCGACGAACTCGCCGCGATTGGCGCGGAACTCGGAAAGCAGCGATGACGCCACTTCCATGATGAAACGGTCGGCGCTGGTGAGGACGCCCGGCAGGGCGCACTTCTCCAGCTCCTTCCAGACCACTGAGACCTCTTCGGGCAGATGGCCGGGCACCTTGCCCAGCGCCTTCCCCGTCTTTGGCGCCTCGGTCTTGTAGCGCTGTGGGTTGCGCTTATCCGCCCCCTTGAGCTTGGCCAGCTCGGCGGGCTGCTTGTGCCTGGCCATCGCCGGTCAGCTCCAAATCTGAAATTCAAATTCTGTGGACGCGCGAAGAAAGGGGGGCGCGCGTATCGTCGCGAGAGGGCGCCGAACTTTGACCCTCCCCCCCGTTCAAATGTTAATATTTCGTTAATTTGCGTGATTATGCACGTTCCACGCTCGTGGAACCATCAATCCCGCGCTCCTCGGCCGAATCCGCCGTTCTCCAGCACTGTTTTCGTGCTGTGGCACGGCCGGCACAGGGGCTGCAGGTTGCTGTCGGCGTTGTTGGCATCGTCCCCGTCGATGTGGTCGACCTCAGTGGCTGCCCGCACCCTTCCCTGCTCCGCGCAGCACCTGCACAGCGGCTCACGGGCCAGCACCACCGCTCGGATCCGCCTCCAGAGCGCTGAGTTCGTTGGCAGCGCGCGGCGGGCCTGCCTCTTGCGCACCTGGGCGCTGGTTTCTTTGTAGGGACGCCAACCTGCCGCTCGGTGCTGCGGTGGCCTGACAGGCATCAGTACGGGTTCCCGTCCAAGTCCACGCGCGGAGGCTCGGCACCTTCCTCCGGAACCGGTGTGCCAGCCTCCTCCCCCAACAGCTGCGCGACAGCTTGGACCAGCATGCCGACATGCGCCGCCAGCTCCGCGACCTGCTCGCCCTGCTGCTCGATGACCCCGACCAGACGGTCAATGCGAGCGTCTGTGCTGCCATCGATGCGCGCGGCCAAGGCGGCGTCGGCGGCTGCGCGCGCAGCTTGCTCGGCGGCCAGTGCTGCCGCCAGCGCTTCAATCCGTGCAACGTCCATCAGCAACCCTCGTTGTTCGAAGTACCAGGCCGCGGCGTATCCACCGCTCGACCCGATCCCAGTCCGGCTCCATGCCCGTCGTCCTGGCAAACCACACCACCGCGGCCAAGTAGCACCGCAGCCACCAGCGCATGCGGACGGTAGCCGTCACTGCTCCAGCCATCAGAACTCCTCCACTGCCCAGCCGCCGCCGTCCCGCTTGGCCTTGACCTTCACTGCGATGAAGCGGAACGGGTACATGGACGCGGCGATCTTGATCTTGGCCCTTGCATCGTCCTGCCAATGGCCCTTCACCTCGTGGCACTCCATGACGCCGTCGGCTGCCATGACCGCAAAGTCCGGGGTGTAGAACGTGTTGTCCGCCAGACGTAGCTTCAGGCCCTCGAAGCGGTGCCATTGGATTTCGCCGGCCGCCTGCAACGCACTCAGCCGCGAGGCATACGCCGCCTCGGTCTTGTTCATCTCGCCGGCCTTCAACCGGCCCAGCGCCAGCATCCGGCCGTTCATTGCGTCACCGGCTGCCGGTCAGCAGCGATCACCGCTTGGCAGGCTCGGACATGGTCTTCGGCGTCGGTGACGATTCGAACAGCAGCTCCGACAACCTCTGGACGTAGTTCGGCGCGCGCATCACGTTCGACGGCGCCGGCGGCAGCTTCGGACAGGCGAGCGGTGTGGCAGGTGGCGAGGTCGTTGCGCAGGCGGAGATTGCCGCTGCGCAGGCCAGCCACAACAGCAGCAGGGACGGCCTCGGCCGCAGTCCGGTCATCTTCATGCTTGGCTCCAATGTCGGCCAGCTGCAGGGCTTTGCTCTGCTCGGTGGCGCGGGTCTTATTCACCTGGTCGGCGACTGCCTCAGCGCCGGCCGCGCGTTGCTGGGCGGCGGCACCCTCAGATCGGTCACCGCGCCATGCCCAGCCAGCGCCGAACATTGCCGCGGACCAAACGACGAATGCGACGATGGCAATTACGATGCGATTCACGACCGCCCCTCGCACATCCGACGCTCAGCCGCTCGACGGTTCACCAGGCCCTGCACGCGTTTCCCACCTGCATAGACCCACCGGTCCAGCTCTGCGCACCAGGCAGAGGCCGGTCGACCGCTGTTGATCTTGCGCACCAGCGAGGAGCCACAGGCTGCGGTGGTCCCTACGTTGTAGGACCAGCTCAGCAGTGCTGCCCACTCGTGCTGTTCCAGCGGGACATGGATGCAGGCCTGTATGCCGGTGAGGTACTCGCCCAGGCGGCTGTTGAGCCGCGCAGCACACTCCGCCTCGGTGTAGTACGCCTTGTCCGGCTTGTCCGTATCGCCGTAGCAGTACGTCGCGACACCGACCATGTCGATGTAGGGCGTCGGTGCATAGCCCTCGCGCGGCTTGACCAGCACAGCGGCGGACAGGGCAATAACGGCTGCGGCAGTCCCGCCGATGATTTTCGCCTTCATGCCTGCGCCCTCTGCCGCCACTCGCGGACCCAGCGCCACCCGAGGTAAGCGATCTGGCCAACGAGATAGACGATGGTCAACACCACCACCACGCGGTCTAGATCCGCACCCGCAGCGACGGCGCCGGCGACGGTTACCGGCGGTGCGGCTTTGGCCACGGCACCGGCCGCAGTGCTGATGATCTCGTCCTTCATGGTGGCCCCGTGACGTGTCCGGTTCGGCATAAGCCCCTCCCGGTTGATGGGTGCCCGCCCCTAGCGCCGGCTGGGCACGAGAGTTTGTCCGGCTGGGACGCGGGCAAAGAAAAAGCCCCGGCTGGGCCGGGGCTTGCGATTGGATGGTGGCAAGATTGCCGCCTATTTCGATGACCTAGGAAGTCATCGTTACGCCGTCATCGTGAGCGCCTTGCTGAACTGCCGTGCAGCGCGCGCCTCGGCCGCGCGGAAGTTGGCAAGCATCCACTCATAGACCGGCCGCCAGAACCGGCTGTAGGCCGACCAATCCGCCCCGATGGCGCCGGCGCGCTTTCGGCCGCTCAAGGGCTCGCAGCCACTCCCGCCGCAGTCTCCGCAGTTCGCTACACCTGCGCCCGCCGGATCTGGAACAACCTTCCTGCCGCCGCAACGCTCGCACTCGCATGCCCCGACCATCTCCGCGATCACCGCCCCAGCCAGAACCCCAAGCTGCTCCATCGTGTTGTTCGGCCATGCCGCAGCGCGCGCATCATCCAGCGCCTTCTCTGCTCGGCGCAGCTCGCGTCGCTGTGCATCGGTGACCATCCCGCCGCACCAGCCCATGCTGGCCTTGGCGATACCAAACTCCGTGCGGGCATCGGCCAGTTCGTGCATCTGGCGGGTGAACTCCGGTGCCACCAAAGCGATGACGGCCTGGCGCAGCTGTTCGCGGCGGCGCTGACCACTCTCGGGCCACCACATTGCCTGGAGCAGCTCATGCCCCAGCCCGTGCGGCACATACGCCAGTGCAGCCACGATCTCCTGGGTAGTCGGGCCGCCCGCGCTGCCGTCGAAACTCATGGTCTTTGGGCCCGTCCGGCTGGACAGCAGTTCCCGTGCATTGTTCATTCGCATGCGCCTTCCCCTTGGTGGTTTGCTCGTGCAGCGCGCGGTCGCGCCGGATTCTTGGTTGCGTTCATCAGTCCGCCGCGGGGCCAGTCGGTTCGGCCGCGTAGTGCGTGATCTTCGGGTTGTCCCCGCGCCAGCTGCCTAACACCGGCCGCTTGCTCACCGAGTCCCACAGCATCAGCCGCCGGCCGTCCTGCGGTGCTTCGGCAATCGGCCTCCAGTGCGTGACCAAGGCAGTGCGGATCGCACTGAGAGCGGCGGCGGTTGGGACGATGCCCAGTTGCGGGATTGAGAGATCCATCATCAACTCGGCAGTAACGCCGTCCGGTGGCAGCCTCATGGCGCCACACAACAGGCTTCGCGCGGTGAACTCGAGCGCACTCATGCTGCCTGCTCCCAGCTGGCCGGAAGGCGCTGCACATGGCCGCCGCGCGCCTTGAACTCCTCCACGGTCTCGGCCGCGCGTTCCTTCCCCTTCTCCTTGCCCCATGGCTTAGCCGGGGCCAAGCCGGACAACTGCGCCACACGCGACCGGTTGATGGTCATCCTGTCCACACGAGGCGAGGCTGCTTGTCCTGCGGCCTTGGCAGCGCGCGTCTTCGCCTTCGAAGCACGGCTGATTTCCCTCCGCCGCTCGGCTCGCTCTTCCGGCGCCATCGCCTTACGCCGCATACCTTGGCCTGTCGCCTTGAACGTCGGCGCCACGCCAATCGACTTGGTCAGGTAGCCCGCGTCGACCAGGTCGTGCAGCGTGCGGCGCATGGCCTGCCGATTCTTCCAGCCTTGGACACCAGCGGCATCGCTCGCCTGCACGGCAGTGACCTCAATGCCTGGGTTGGAAGCGAACAGCGCGCGGGCCCGGTCAGCCATAGATTGCTTGGATTCGGTCATGCTTCAACCTCAGTTCGTTGATGTAGGTCTGTTGGTCAATCAGCTCGTCATCCGAGCCGTAAAGGTCGTGGAAGGTTCTGGATCCTTCCTTCAAGCTCCAGCCGTAAACCCGGCTCATCCACTGGAAAGACTTCCCCTGCAGCGGCTTGCGCTCGTGGTGCCATTCGCACATAGCGAAGCCGAAGGCGTGGCCACGGCGGATGTTTCCGGACTTGCAGTGGTGGTATTCGCAACCCCGTATCACTCGGTTTTTTGGCAGCAGGTTCCGCATGAAGAGCAACAGGCAAACCATGCAAGGCCCCCTCTTCGCCACACGTATGCGTTCTGCCTCAGCGCGTGTTGGTGCCGGTGCGTTCGACCACATCAGCGCAGTTCCGGAATCGGCCCGGCATACCGGGTGATCGGGATCTGCCGGCAACCATCGCGCCAAACGGTGGCCCCACGTGTGGCGTACAGCACCAGCGGCTTGACCCCGTAGCCATAGGCCAGATACCAGCCGGCCACCGCCACCGGTTCGGACACAGGGCGCACCTCCAGTTCAACGTGGTCCTGCCTCATTCCTCACCCGCCTGCAGCACGCCGTCAGCGCCCATGGCCTCAGCCTCCGATGCCGAAAGGCCCAGCTCGCGGGCAATGTCCGCCATGTGGCCCTGCACCTGCTCCCGGGTAGCAGGGGCCGTATCGCGGCGCTCCTGCTGGATCTCGCCTACCGGGGCGGCCGGCAGCTCACCGCCGCGCATCAGGTGTTCCTTCGCCTGGTCGTAGGCCTCCCGCAGCAGTCGGTCGGCGTGCTCAGCGCTGGACATGCGGTAGCGGTGACCATCGAGGTACTGCCACACCAACCGAGTGAAGCCATCCTGTCGGGCGCAATCTGCGCGCACTGCGGCGAACGAAGGAATGCCCAGGCAGCGCATGCGGAACTCAGGCAGGGTGGGCGGCCACGGATCAGCGCAGGCGATGCACGCGCTGAGGCCGCCGGCAAGCTGCTCGCCACTCAGGCCAGCAAGGCCCTTGGCCCAGGTCAGCGCAGCACCTTGGTTGGGATTGTCCCCATAGCTGCTCGTCCATCGGCTGCCATAGACCTCAGCCATGCGAACCCACAACGTGCGAGTCACCGTCGATGACAACACTGGCTTGGCCGACGCCTCGGCGATCTTGGTCGGAACGGCGCTGCTGTTCCTCTCGTTCGCCTTCGGCAGCGTGGCGCAGGACTCGTTCGGCAGCAGACTCGCGATAGCTTCCATGGGCGGCTCCAGAGGTTCGGTTGGTGTTGGGCAGGTCGCGCTCAAGCCATGAGGCTTCGAAGCCCTGCCAGTTGCGGGTGCAGCACTTCGCTAGGCACTGATCGACGGTGAAGCCCATGGCCGCTGCCAGATGCAGCTCGCGGCCGAAGGCCTCCAGCACCGTCGGCGTGACCGGGGCGCGTCGCTGGCGGCGGAGGTGGAGCCAGTCACCGAGGACTTGCGGTGCGGGCGGGTTTGGCCAGGTCGAGAAATCCAGATCCACTGCCTGAGCAGGCGACGCGCTTGCGCGCTGCTTTCTGCTCTTAGGTTCTCTTCCTGGTTTAATTCCCGGTTCCTGTGCACGTGGTTCACCACCCCCGTGCACGTCGTTCACCACCGGGTGAACCTGATTCACTACGGGGTGGTGAACGTCGTTCACTACCAGATAGGGGTCATCCTCTGGCGCCTTCGGTGCCGCCTGGATGCCAAAGTGGAAGTTGAGGCGGTACTGGTTGGGCAGCCGGAGGTTGTCTTTGGCGCGCGGCAGAACCGTGATGTAGCCGGCCTGGGCCAGCTTGCCGATCTGGTCGATGACGGAGCGGCGGGTCAGCCCACAGTCCTCTGCCAGCGTGTCGTGGCTGGGGCGACACTGGCCGGTGTCCTTGTTGTGACGCTCAGCCAGCATCAACAGCACCAGCTTCTGAGTGCTGGTGACACGCTGTCGGGCTGCCCATGCAAATGCCTCGAAGCTCACGTCAGACCGCCATCGGATACGTCTGGCCCGGCGCAACGGCCCACCAGGTGCAAGCGCTGCGGCGGCTCACCGCGCAGGGCTTCTTCGGGCCACGCCAGACAAGGCCCTCTTCCGCCAGTTCTGGCAGCCGTCGAGCGAGCATGTAGCGGTCGAGATTCGTCCGCTGGGCCAGTTCATTGCTGGTCAGGCCAGATGCAAGCTTCACCGCCGCGAGTGCCACGGCCTGCTGGTCGGCCTGAAGGCCACTGTCGACAACGTGACGTGCGGCCTCGTGGCTGGTGCTGGGATCGGTGGAGCGAGCGGGATGGTTCATCGCGCCCCCCTCCCCTTGGCCGCAGCGCGCGCAATGTTGCGCTCCAGACGGTGCGCCATCGTGCGCAGCGAACGGACCTCGGCCAGCATCAGCCGTGCTTCGTCGCTGTCGATCTGCTGATCCGCAATCGCCTCCAATGCGGTGCCAGACAGGGCACCCATGCTGCGCTGGATCTCCAGCAGCTTGGTCTGCAGCGCTGCGATCTCGTCCGACCAGCCGCCCTCCGGTGCCGGCGGCACCACATCCACAGCCATGCCGAACTGGCCGGCCAGTGCCTGCATCCAACCCAGCGCGCGGTCCGCACCACCCACCTGTTCCTGCATCCACTCGGTGAGCAGTTCGGCGATTTCGATGGTTACCGATTCGCCTTCAAGGCCGCGCAGCTTCGCGCGCAGCGTCTCGGGGTGCATCGACTTGCCCCGGCGCTGTGCCAGGTACGCGGCTGCAGCCTGCACACCGCCCGGCGTCTCGCGCACAGCGTTGTAAAGGGTGTCGAGCCAGCTAAGGGGGGATGTGCGGCAGGTCATGAGGTCACCTTGGGAGGGACGGTTTTTCAAGGTTTCGGGCTGTGCTCGGGTGGCGCACGATGGGCGCCATGGAGATCAACAATTCAGGGACGACGGCCAGGGATGGCGTTTCAGGCGGTGTCGACCGGGCCAATGCGGTCCGCGTCGGGGTCAGGGATCACGGGCGCCCGGGACTGCAGCGGCTCTTCGATGCCGAGCAAGCGAAGCACCTGCGGAATGCTGGGCACCTGGCCCTCTTCCGGCCACGCTTCGACCTGCTCCACCGGCAGCTTCAACAGCTTGGCCAACTGCTTGTCGGTGCTCAGGCCCAGCTTGGCGCGCAGCGCGCGCTTGCTCATGCGACTGTCAATAAGGACCGAGGGAGCCTGGGAACTGGATGTTCCAGAACTGAGCGGAGCGACGGCCCCTGGAGCTGGCCCGAACACCTCAGGGAGAAGTTCATGGCGGGAAATCCCACTTGCAGCTTCAATGGCGAGCACGTGGCGAGACGGAACAGGCCTGATGCCGCTTACCCACTGGTTTACCGCCTGCGGGGATACCCCCAACAGGCGAGCGATTCCGGCTTGACCGGCTCCCGACTTCTCGATGGCGGTGGCGATTGGGTTCATGACGCCAGCTTAAGCGTTGCTTTAGTTTGCAGTCAAGCAATGCTTTCTTACATTCGCGCATAGGCCGATGGACAATCAAGCGATGCTTGACAACACCGCTATGGCGGCCGCCATTCGCTCGGCCATTGAAGAGTCCCCGCTGACACAAAAAGGTGTCGCGGACGCGTTTGGCGTGACGGAGCAGGCTGTCTCCGGATGGCTTCGCACAGGGAAGGTCGATAAGCGAAAGCTCCCGAAGCTCGCGCATCTCACAGGCAAGCCCCTGTCTCACTTCGGCATGGGTGAGACAGTGGATGTCGTCGCGATTTCTGCGACCGACCAAAGCTATGTTCGCGTCCAACAGCTGGACGGAGATGCCGACATGGGGGATGGGCGTATCAATGATGATTTTCCGGACATTGTCCGAGCGATGGACTTCGCGCCCACCTACATCCGGTCGATTGTTGGGTTCGTGCCGGCACCAGGCAGGCTGGTGCTGGTGACGGGTCGCGGCGACTCTATGATTCCGGTTATCAACCCCGGCGAGTCCTTGATGGTCGACACTGGGGTGACCTCTTTCGATGGTGATGGGATCTACCTGCTCAATACCGGGAACGGGCAGCAGGTGAAGGCCCTTCAGGATCGGGGCGATGCCGTGTACGTGGTCAGCGCTAATGCTGCGCTCTATCCGGCGTTCGCTATGCCTCGCAACACGGTCATCGGCGGCAAGGTGTACCTCAGAAATCGAATAGACCGATTCAACTGACCTATTCCGGCAGTCTTGGATCGGCTGGCACGGAAGACGTTCATCGAGAATCAAAGGACCCAGGGGGAATCATGAAGTACCTTGCGATAGTCGCAGCTGCAGTCGCACTCACTGGCTGCGCGACACAACAGGCTCTCAATAAGCCAACCGCTTCCGGGAACGCTGAGGTTTTCATTCCATTTGTCGATACGGAGCAGGTCCGAGATGACCTAGTCCTGCGCTGCGCAGAGATGGGTGGATCGGCCAACGTGACCAGCAATACGGTGGCTTGCAAGATGCAAATGCAGGGGATGCAGGCAGCGCTAACACAGACGCTAATCGGCAACTCCTACTCCACGACTCCGGAGGTGAGCATCCAATTCACCTTCGCTAAGCAGAATCATGGCGTCTTCCTGACCGCATATCAGATGGTCGAAACCCAGATGGCGTTCGGCCAGGTTCGGTCACAGCGCCTGACTGGCAACAATGTTCAGAACGAAACTCAAGCGGCTCTAGAGCGCGTTCGAACCAGACTGGCTCCCGCGGACGCCCAGTAATCACCAGATCATCGCGACCAAAGCCCCGCTCCGGCGGGGCTTTTCTATTGGCTCGGACAAATTTCTTAAGCATCGCTTGACTTGAAACTAAAGCGCTGCTTTACTGTCTCCAACGCCGAACACCGCCCCATCCCGGGGCGCGGCGCAGGAGATCAACCATGCCCACTCTGGCCCTCAATACCGAAACCGCCCCCGGCACCGCCAAGGCTGACACGGTCAGCGGGAAGGTCGTCCAGAACTTCGGCGCCGCCCGGATCTACTACACCGCCGACGAGGCAACCGCCGCAGCACGCGCCCTGATCGCCGCTGCCAAGCAGCTGCGCGGCGAAAGCCAGGATGCCGCCGCATGAGCGCCGTCATCGCCAACCACTCCCCCGTGCAGCGCGCGGCAGCCGCCGCCGGCATCGTGCGCCGCGCCGCTGGACGCTGGGGCGTGCGCCCCGAACTGGTTCGCTACGTGGCCGGTCACGCAGCCGCCGGCGTCCTCCTGCACGGCCAGAGCGTTGCGGGTGCCGTTGCCGCCGCGCGCCTCGATGCGCGCGCCCAAGGCGGTGCTGCATGAGCGCCCCTTCCAAGATTGCGGCCATCCGCCACGCAGTGAGCGCGCTTCATGGCGCAGCTGACGACGGCGCAGACACCCGCCGCTACGCCGACGCGCTGCAGGAAGCTGCAGAGGCCATTGATGCGCTGGTTGCGGCCGATGAGGACTACGACCAAGCGCGAGACCGGTGGCTCAACTCGCCGAGCGATCACGAATCGTTCGAGGCAGCGCGGGAAGCCTGGGCGCGGCGCGCCACTGCCCTCGCCCGCCTCAAAGGCGGTGCCGCATGACCGCCACCGTGCAGACCATCGTGCTGCCCTGCGGCGACGACGCCCAGCGACACAACCCGAATGAGGCCCGTCCGTTCACCGGATTTCGCGTCGGCCCCCTGTTCTGCCACCACGCAATCAGCGATGACGAATCGCTGCTGCTGGCGGGGCAAGGCGAGGCGGATTACGGCGACTGGGGCATCACCCACCTCCCGAGCGGCGCATCGATCCAGCGCGCGATCCCGAGCCATTTCCGTGCCATCTGGCTGGCTCGCCAGCTTCTGGCGATCCCAGGCATGGACGGAGATTCAGTCCCGCAGGTGCGGGCGGCGGTCGCGGATCAGATGGCGGCTATCAACGTCCTCCGTGGCGATGCAGTGAGCGGCGATTGCCAGGGTGCATGCGTCAGCGGGGTCGGCCTGTACCAGGGAGGCGAATTGCCATGACCGACGCCGATTTCATCGCCGCCATGGCCGTCGGCATCCCGCCCATCACCCCGCCCGCCGGCCCAGCGCCGGCCAAGCCCACCACCGAACAGGACGCCGAGTAATGCGCCACCTGGCACTGCCCTTCTACTGCGCCGTCATCGTCTTGCTGCTGCTGGCGCTGCTCGCGCGCGCCATCTACACCGGCGCCGCCTCGTTCGTCTTTCCGTGCGCTGCAGGCATCGGCTACTTCGCTTGGTGTGGCCTGCGCGACCTGGTCCGGAACTGGCCAGCGTTCCGCGAGGAAATTCGGCAGCGCGCGGCAGAGCGACAGCGCGCGCCGATGCCCGCAGACGACACCCACTGATCCCCTGCCCTGCGCTCCCCCCCTGTAGCGCAGGGAGCCCGCGCCGGCCGGGTTCCACCAGCCGGCAACCCATCCCAGGAGTCCAGCGTGCGTAACCAGCTCGACATCTTCGATCACGACCCAGCCCGCATGGCAGCGGCAAACCGCGCCGCCGCCGAGCGCGCACTGCATGACGTGCAGTTCACCGAAACCGTCCGGCTCGAGCGCCGCGCCTACTACCTGGCAGAGGCCGACCGCTGGGACCACCTCGCCGCGCACAGCGCGCGCGCCACCACCGAACGCAAGGAGCAGCACGCATGACCACCGACAACACCCCCGCCACCCTGGCGACCGCGAAGCACGGCGGATGCGTGCAGTTGGGTACGCCAGGCTCTCGCTGGGCATCTGCTGGCGAGCCGGACCCGCACGGCAACCGCTACGACTGCGAGCGCGCGGCGCTGGCAATGGGCGACCTGAGCGATGACGAGCTGGCCAATGCCGTGTTCATGCACGGTGACCGGCGCTTGAGCTTCGGCGATGCTGGCGGAGAGCTTCCGGGAAGCGCCTATCTGACCGCTGCCAAGGACCGAATCCGATGGCTGTCGCGCGCCTTGGCTGCGGCCCAGGCGGAGAAGGTCGCCCAGCCCTCCCCGGGTGGTCAGGGGGATGCGTGGGCCATCAAGCTGGCGCGTGAGTCGGCATTCGCCCACAGCAACGAGCACGCCTACCTGCCGCAGACCCGTGAAGAGGCCAACAACTGGCAGCCGCACGAGTGGGTTATTGCCGCGATCCAGACTGCTGCCCATGGCGCTCCCAAGCCGGAGGGACAGGAGCCGATCACGGTGGAGGCCGTGGCCGAGATCTTCAACCATCCAGAGTACGGCCTGAGCATCAACTGGCTTCTGGAAAACGGCATCGGCGAACTGCAGGTCGGTGACGTACTGATGGTGTCCAATCGGGCAATCACCGATGAAGACGGCGCCGGCGAGGTCTATGCAGCGCCGCCCGCTCAGCAGCCCGCCCAGGTTTATCTGGACGGCTTGGATCGCGCGCTAGGCGAGGCCATCGACCAGCGCGACCGCTACCACGAAGTAGCCGACGACCTGGCCGACCACATCGCAGCCATCACTGGCGTGGACATCGGCGAACACAGCAGCGCCAACTGCCCGTGGCAGAACGCCATCGATGCGGCCGAGGAGTACAAGCCCGCGCAGGCCGTGGACCTGGAACGCTTCCGGGGCACGGTCAAATCCCAATACACCATGACGGAGTGGATGCACCGATGCGGGTTTGTATCGGCAGAGAAGCTGGAAGATAGCAAGAAGAACCACGACCACCTGCTGGCCCTGATCGAAAGCCAGGCGGTGGGCAATGGCTAAGCCGACCATCCGCACGTCCACCTATGCCCTTGTGCAGGTCACCGTGGAGGTCAACGCCGGTTCATGGGGCGAGGGCTGCAAGCTGGACCAGGTGTATCGGCAGGCGGCCGCAAGCGCACTCGGCGAACTGCATTGCGCCCTGGACAAGCGCGGCATCCGCGTCGTCGGCGTGGCGTCCATCAAGGCGATCACCACCGACACGGCGGTGCGCAATGGCTGACGACACCGCGAGCCTGTGCCCGTACTACCACGGCCCAGTGTGGGACGCGTTCGGGCTCACCCGCTCCGCCTACTTGGTCGTGCCGCGCCGGACCCTGCAGTCCATGCCGCTGGAGTGGCAGCAGCGCTTCGTGGCACTGATGGATGAAGCGCACGCCCATCTGCCCGCCGAGGCCTTCCCCGACTACACCGTGCAGCGCCAGGAACGCGGCAGGTTCCAGACCGACCCGCTGCGTGACTACCGCCACACCGGCCCCATCGCTCCCAAGGATTCCACCAATGGCTGACGGCTCCCGCTCCCGCTCCTTCAACTTCCCCGCCCCGCAGCGCTCGCGCCTGCGCCCAGGCGAAATCGTGGTGGATCTGTTCGCCGGCGGCGGCGGCGCATCGGAAGGGCTCAAGCAGTCCTTGGGCATCGATCCCGCACTGGCCTACAACCATGACGAGTTGGCCATCGGCATGCACGCCGCGAACCACCCGCTTACCCAGCACCACCGCGAGGATATCTGGCACGCCGACCCGCGCGTGGACGTGGCAGGGCGCCCCATCGGTTGGTTCCATGCCTCTCCGGACTGCACGCACTTCAGCCAGGCCAAGGGCGGTCAGCCGCGGAGCAGGAAGACCCGCGCCCTGTCGTGGGTCGTGCTCAAGTGGATCGGCATGCTGCAGCGCGCGGATCGGCTCAACGGGACCAACACCGCTCCGCGCATTTTCTCCATGGAGAACGTGTGGCAGATCCTCACGTGGGGCCCGCTGGTGGCCAAGCGCTGCAGCAAGACCGGCCGCGTCGTCACCCTGGACCTGATCCAGGCCGTCGATGAGGGCACCGGGAAGCCCGTATTCCGCAGGGGCAAGCCGGTGATGACCAATCGAATTGCCGACAAGGGCGAGCGCGTCCCCGTCGAGCGCCAGGCACTTGTGCCTGACAGGCGCCACACCGGACGCACTTGGCGCCAGTTCGTCGCCGCCCTGCGAGCGCTGGGCTACGTGGTCGAGTGGCGCAAGCTGGTGGCCAGCGACTACGGCGCCGGCACCAGCCGCGAGCGCCTGTTTTTGCTCGGCCGCCGGGACGGCGAGCCCATCGTGTGGCCCGCTGCCAGCCACGGCCCCAATCCGGGCCAGACGCCGACCGTCACCGCTGCCGACTGTCTGGACTTCTCCATTCCCTGCCCGTCCATCTTCACCCGTGCACGGCCGCTGGCCGACGCGACCATGCGCCGCATAGCCAAGGGCGTCATGCGCCACGTCATCAAGTCGGCTGATCCGTTCATTGTCCCCGTGACGCACCAGGGCGGCGACCGCGTGCATGACGTGCGCGAGCCCATGCGCACGATCACTGCCGCCAACCGCGGCGAGTTGATGCTGGCCGCGCCGGAACTGGCGCCGTTCCTCACTGAGCATGCCAACGCCAGCACCCAACGCACGATGGCCGCGACCGAACCGCTTCGCACCATGTGCGCCGAAGTGAAGGGCGGACACTTCTCGGTGGTGGCACCGACACTGGTGCAGACCGGCTACGGCGAGCGCGAGGGCCAGGCCCCTCGCTCCTTGGACCTGCAGCAGCCGCTGGGCACGGTGGTTGCCGGCGGCGTCAAACATGCCGTCGCCGCCGCTCACCTGGTGAAGTTCCGAGGCGACAGCATCGGATCGCCCGCGACCGAGCCGGTTCCGACAATCACCTCCGGCGCAGGCGCAGCGCGCCCGGCCGGCGCAGCACACGCCCTGGGCCTCGCTTCCGCTTCGCTGGTAACCCTGCGGCGGAACATGGTCGGCGCCGATGTACGGACGCCGCTCACGACAGTTGCAGCGCAGGCCGAACACCATGCGGTGGCAACTGCCTTCCTTGAGCAGGCCAACGGCGGTTTCTATCAGGGCGACGGCAACGATGCGCGCGACCCCGTGAGCACCATCACCGCCAGCGGCAGCCAGCAGCGCCTGGTCGCTGCACACCTGACGGCGATGGCGCAGAACGTGGTGGGGAACGATCTGCGCGTGCCTCTGCCGACCGTACTCGCCGGTGCAACGCGCTTCGCCGAAGTGGAATGCACCCTGAGCCCCGAACAGGAAGCCGGCGCCCTGCGCGTCGCCGCCTTCTTGGTGAAGTACTACGGCAGCGGCATCGCCGTGGATCTGCGCGACTCTCTGGACACGGTCACCACCAAGGATCGCCTGGCGCTGGTCACTGTCCACATCCAGGGCACGCCCTACGTCATCGTGGATATCGGCCTGCGCATGCTCAAGCCACACGAGTTGTACCGCGCGCAGGGTTTCCCAACCGGGTACATCATCGATCGCACGGCCAACGGAACGCCGCTCACAACCAGCGCCGCCGTCCGCATGGTTGGCAACAGCGTCAGCCCGCCGCCGCTGCGCGCCTTGGCCGAGGCCAATCTTGACCGGGTGCCGGCCGACATGGCGGTGGCCGCATGAGCGCGATGCAGTTCCCGGTGGCACCGGCCGCAGTGGTCGACGCCAGCAAGGCATCGTCACCGGTCGCCGCGGTGGTCGCCGCCATGCGTCGGATCGATCCGGCTGGCGGCCCTGTTGCCGCCGATCAGGTCCGCGCCTGGGCTGACACGCTGATGGCCGAGCTTTACTCGGCTCACGTCGCACGCTGGGAGTACCGCAACGCGGACGACTTCGCCACGGGCTGCTGGGCCGAAGCGAACGCCGAACAGGTCTACTACGGCCCGCAGCGTGGCCTGGTCATTCGCGCTCTGTTCGACAAGCCGCGCGTGCCGCAGCCCGAGAGGGAACACCTGTTCAAGAACCGCACCTGCACCAGGTGCGGCGACCCCGAAGATTGGGCCGGTCCTGACTGCGTGCCGCTGGTGCAGGAAGTGGATCCGCGCGCCCGGCTCCCCTTCGATCCGCGCTGGCTGGTCCAGCCGCTGCAGTGGTTGCGCGACGCCGGTCCGTTTGCCCTTAACCGTTTCGACCGGGAACACCGGTCCAAGCAAGCCACCTTCCTGCTGGAAAAGCTGGAAGCCCACATTACGGAGTGCGAAAAGCCATGACTCAGAAGCAGATCAGCCATCCCGAAGGCCTGCCCAACTGCGCCGCCGGCCACCGCGCGCGCCACATCCATGACCTGCGCGGCCCCGCTGCCGGTGGTGGCCACCTGGTCGAGTGCGCATGCAGGTCCACCCGTAAGCACCCGGATGCCGACGCGGCCTTGCGCGACTGGCGCCGACTGAACCAGCCCGTGCGCAGCGCGCGCACCGTGCCGGAACCAACGGAGTCCGACAACGTCCTGCAGTTCAACCTCGGCCTGGCCGAGCCGGCAGGGAGACGCACCCGCGCACGCGCCAACGTGCAAGGAGGTTGCCCGTGATCGGTGAAGTTCTACAGTTCCGCGATCTGCAGGAGCTGTGTCGGCCGGGTAAGCGGCCGCGCTTGGCCACCGTCGAGCGCTGGGCGAGGCTGCGGAACATCCGAGTGCAGTACGACGGCCAGGGCGGTATCTGGACCACCACTGCCGCCCTCAACGAGGCACTTGGCCTCACCACCTCGGCTTTCGAGAACGAGAACTACCCCGCTTCGCTGATCTGAAAGGACGCACAGCAGCATCATGGCTAGACCGCGCAAGGCCGCACCCAACCTGCCGTCGCACATCGACCACACCTTGCTGCCGGTCGGGATCTACTGGGATCCCACCGGTCGCGGCCGGTGGTATGTACGCGTGCCGCATGAAGAAGGCTACGGTTCCAGAACGAAGACCGTCGCCGGCCCCACCGCGCGCATGTCCGACCTGCACGCGATCATGGAGGCGCGCCGCGGTGAGGCACAGCGAGGCACCGTAGCGTTCGTGATCGATCGCCACGCGGAGAGCCTGGCGTTTGCACAGCTCAAGCCCTCGACGCAGGAGGGCTACAAAGACTATGCCCGAGCCATCAAGGCATATCCCCTCAAGAACAGCACCAGCTTGGGCGATGCCGCAGTGGATCGGTTGACACCTGGTTTCATCCGGCGCCTGATCGACGTGATCGCGCAGGGGCGGCCCGGCCAGAGGGCCGGCGATCCAGCCATTCCTGGCTACCCCACAAAGGCAAACCACTGGCTGCGCTACCTGCGCCGCGTGTTTGGTTGGGCAAGGGAACATGACCATGTCACCACAAACCCGGCCGCCGGCATCAAGCAGGTCAAGGAAAAAGGGGACCACCGAATGCCGGCCGTCGACCTGTTCCGGCGGGTGCAGGCATACGCCAAGCAATGCAGCGCGCGCGGACCTCGCACAAAGGGCGCTGTGCCGGCGTACCTGTGGGCAGCGATGGAACTGGCTTATCAGGCTCGTCTGCGCGGCATCGAGGTGCTGACGCTGACCGACGCCCACGTGGATGGCGAGGTGCTGCGCACGAACAGGCGCAAAGGCAGCCGCGACAACTTGGTGCGCAAGGGCGCCGAGACAGAGGAAGCCATCGCGATGCTGCGAGCGCGTCGAGCGGCGATTTGGGAGAAGAACGGGAGAGTGATTCCGATCCTGGCCGAGAACCGCTATCTCTTCGTCAGCGAGGACGGGGAGCGGCTGACCGAGGATGGTTGGCAGACTGCCTGGGGGCGCATGATGCGCAATGCGGTCAAGGACGGGGTCTTGATCCAAGACGAACGTTTCGGCCTACACAGCCTGAAACACCGAGGTGTCACCGACACCAAAGGCGACAAGAAGGAAGCCAGTGGCCACAAGACCGACGCAATGATGCACCTCTACGACCACTCGTTGCCGGTGGTCGCAGAATCCGGTACTGATTAGCCGCAGCTTCGAAAGTATGAAGGTGCGCGCGGGAGCAGAACCTAGGCCTTTTGCTCGCTCACTGGCTCTGGTACACCAGCGTCCAGCCAGACTCCCTTGGGCATGCGCCGGTCAAGCTCAGTGAACGCTGCAGGCTGACGCTTCTGCGCATGCCGTCGCACGTGGATGGTGTCGTTGTAGATTCCAACGGCCATGTCAGACAGGGTAGCGCTCACCATCATCTCATCAAGCTCTTTCAGACGCAGGCCGGCGCAGATGAATTCGTAAAAATTGAGGAGATACTTTACCGACTGCATTGCCAGGTACTTCGACCGGACTTCTTCCAGAGCAGCCTCGTGTGCCTTTCGCAAGCTTTCGTGATGTTCGTCCTTAGAACGCACCAGGTCCTGTGCCAACTGCGATTCGAGCGTCTTCTCCGCGTCGCTCAATCCATCCTTGTAAAAGAGCGCAGCATCCTGCACGGAGATCTCCGTCCCCGCCGGGTAATGGAGAATTCTTGACTTCACATGGCTCTGAAACTCAGCGCTCAGGCGCGATTGGGTCAAAACAGAAAATGTGTGGGCACGCCTCGACGCGCGGGCACTGCTCTGGTGCTGGACAACCCAGCCGATTCCGATCATCACTGCACCCGCTACGGCTGCCAGCAATCCAGTCACTGCCTCTGCTTTGTCGGCCTGAATGAGGACGACCACACTCATCAGGATGAAAACCAACACGTGGGTGACGCCGGCGCCAATCATCACGCCAAGCGGCACCTCATTACGCGCCCGGAAGACATTGAACATCGGACCGATCGTGGAAGCGACCAGCAGCCCCCAGGAGAGATACCAAAAGAGCGAGTAGTTCTCGCTGTAGAAGCTCTCACTGCTGCCATGCCCCAAGTAGCGCATGTAGAACGTGACGGCGACTGATGCCAGAAACACGACAAACAAAATCCAACTAAGGGCATCCGCGTGACGAGCCAGCGGGCACAAGACGTGCCGCCATGCCAACGCAATGACATTGTCCTTCTTGACCTGCTGCAC